GGGCTGTTAGACACATGTTGTTGAAGAGTTGAGCTGGGTGTGTCATCCCAATCAGGTCACATTGATTACCCTTTTTCAATGTAATTGTCATGATAATGTTGTATGTGGCCGGGAGGCACAACATAATCCTGGACTCTATGCAATTCACCTTTAAGAATCGCACTCTCTACTTCAAGCTGTTCTTTGATGGTAATGCCATATAGCTTTTCATATAACAGTCTTGTACTGAACTGAGGATTGAATTCTGGCAATTCAAACTCATCAGGTGGGCATTGATGATAGCCATCGTTAACAAAGCGGGGTTGAACTCCACGAGTAACGTTCAAACCATATGTTGCCAAAGCAGACAATATCGGACATTGTGGTGTTTCATATTTGATGGACAGGCACTTTGCACGGAGCAACTCATCCATTATTTTTGGGCCAGCATTGATAAATGAACTGGTCCATGCAAACTTGCTAATGGATCGAATTGGGTCTTTGATAATCTCATGACTGTCAGAAAAAATGTTTCCACAAAAACTTGCTTCTCGCGGGTCATCTACGATTTGCCCTCTTGAGATGAGGCCAAGCTTTGTGAAGTCACTGTCAGGGATATCTTGTGTGCACAAGTATATGCTATCATCACCTTCAACATAACCTCGGATCATTCCTCCCCTCTTATGTGCTAGGAACCGCAGCACCATCATATTGGTAAACCCATTGCCTGATGATGTTGTCATTTCGCCACTCATTCGCCTACCTAACACAGACGCCTTAACACCATTCTTCATTTTCATCTTATTGACACCTGCAACTGCGTTAATAAGAACATCAGCCCTTTTACCATACAGATGTTTGTACAGAAGGCATTCACATGATCTCATAAGCTCAATACCAATTGACGCTTCGAATGATGTATAATCTTTAGCACCATACTGCATACCAAAGTTGACGAGGTCATCAATCTTCTGTGCCCTCTCGTTGATGGGTACATTTTTGATGAACCACAGCCACCCATCTACCTCTGTGCTGAAGACAACTTTGTCAATACCTTTGCACATTGGACCAACTGCTACTTTAAATTCATCAGTTCGTGAGTTGATTAGTCGGATATGCTTGTATTCTGTGTACGCTTCAATTTTGCTGTGGGTGTCAACACGTGAACTCGCGTTACCACTAATTTCGCCATTATTTCTGATATAAATGTCCCGAAGTGTATTTTTACGTTCCTCGTTGTATGTGGTCGATTGCAACCATTCTTCAAATGACATAACATCAATATTTTTCGGATAATACTTGTCGAGCGTTTGTTGTACAAACTCTTTAAACTCTGAGAGCAGATTTGTATCAGGTTGTGGCACATCTTTCAAAATCCTTTTCAGAAATCCTTGTCGTAGTGTCTCATCATCATTGCCATCCATGCATATTGGTGCGAAACCAGGCATGTAGACTTTGTTGAGCATTCTAAACAGTTTCCTCCTTGGTCTACGCCTACCTGCTGTTTTAAGTGTCATTTTGTACTTTTGAGCAGTGGCGGCTTCGTTTGGCGGTGCGATCAGAGGAACTTCACCAACTCTTGCTCCGACAGCATAATACTTGCCGAGCTTGGCTTTGTCATGGAAGATTTCTGAAGTCGACTTTGAACGTTCAGATTGTCCAACACCCGACTTCTTGGCATTGGACCAGTCAGAAAATTTCCATCATCAAGAACTTTGCCCATCGTAACAAGCAAGTCACCGAGATCAAGTTCGTGACGAGAATCGTCAG